ATCTACGTGGCTTACGACTTGGCAAGCCAAGCAATCATCGGGTACGCCTTCTCTGGGAAGAAGCGCCACGACATCTTCATCGGCTGTCTGCGCTCGACCTTCCGCACGCTCCTCTCGCTTGGGCTACCTTGCCCGCATGAGGCAGAGGTAGAACAGCATCTGGTGTCGGACTTCCGCACCTCTCTGATGGCGGACGGGGCGCTGTTCCCTAAGGCGCTCTTCTTGGCACCAGGGAACTCGCAGGCAAAGGGCGCTGAGCACTTCAACAGGCTCTTCAAGTACACAATAGAGAAGGAGTACATCCCCAACACTGGTCGCCACTACGCTAAGCTTGAGGCGAACCAAACCAGCGAGGAGAAAAGCTTCGATGAGCATAACGACCGCTTCAAGGTCAAGGCTTGGGCTTACGAGGACGCAGTCGCCTACTATGAGGAACTCATCTATAAGTACAACCACTCGCCACATAGCAACGAAGCGTATTGGGGCGGGCGCACCCGCTGGGAAGTCCTCCAGGAGTCAGTCAATCCCGAACTAGCAAGCATCGATGAGCATCGCTTAGCCGTCTTGCTCGGAGAGCATCGGGCAACCTCGGTACGTCGAGGGGCTATCAAGGCGAACTACCGCTCCTTCGCACTGTCGCCCCAAGCTATCGGGAAGCTGAAAGACCGCAACGGCAAGGTAGATGCTTACTGGTGGGAGCAGGAGGAAGGACAGATGGATGCGGTCTACATCTACGAAGGTGGACGCTACATCGAGACAGCTGTCGAGGTCGAACGCTTCAATGAGGCGACGATCGAACAGACAGCGGAGGATCGCAAGAAGCTACACGGACAGCTACAGCGTGTAAAGTCCTTCGACACCTACATCACGGAGCGTCTCCCTGATAAGGCTCGCCTGCTGAAGGAAGAGACACACCGAATGCTTACCGACCTCGAGCCTCAGGAGGTGGTCACGCTACGCCGAGGCGAGGATGGTGAGCTCCACGACGAAAACGAAACAGAGGACTGGCTGGTGACCTCCCCCGAGGTCGACGACATCCGAGCGAGAGCGCTAGCAGACCTGTAAGAATAGTAATCGAACACTAATTAAATCAGATTAGAAATGGAGTACAACGGAAAAGACTACTGGACTCGAGAGGAGCTTATCGAGACGTTCGATGGAGGAGGGTTCAATGAACTGGACAAGGAAGGTGCCTTTGGTATCGCCCTATGCATCCCCGAGATCTACGATGGAATAGTCTACGACTTTGAGAGATTCAGCTCAAAAGTTAAGTCGGCACTGACGATGCAATCCTTCTGTCCCGACTAGCCATGAAGATGACGGTGGTATTTGAGCCCTGCTATATGTGGGATGACCTCAAGAGGGTCTTTGGCGAAGAACGAGCCAAGCGACTACGAAAGAGAGGCTCCTTTGGTAAGGCTTATAAGAGTGACAGCGGGGAGATCTACTTCGAGGAAAAGCACTTCACCCGCTGGGCAAAGAAACTAATCAAGGAATTATGGAACTAACGAAAGAACTCAAGGGGCGCACGCTCGAGGCAATACTCGCCGACCGTGCTAACTACCCAAGCGATAGCAAGCACGCTACCGCCCTCGGCATCTCGCCCAGCGTGTACAATGTCTTGAAGAAGGGGAAAGTCGAGAAACAGCTTAGCGAGACTGCATGGCTGAGTATCGCCAGACGACTCAGCGTGCCCCTGCGTGGCGAAATAGAATGGAAGGTCGCTCCAACCGCTACCTATGACTATGTGACGGGACAGCTGGAAGCGTGTCAGGAGCGAAGCCTCTCTGCCCTCCTCTGCGACCTGCCGAACATCGGTAAGACCTTCTCAGCTCGGCAATACGCTCGGACACATAAGAATGTCGTCTACGTAGACTGCTCTCAGGTCAAGACGAAGGTTCGTCTGGTACGACAGATTGCCCTTGGCTTTGGCTTGGAAGCCAAGGGGAGGTATGAGGAGATCTACGCTAACCTCGTCTACTACGTCAAGAGCCTCCATCAGCCCCTGATCATCCTTGATGAAGCGGGAGATCTGCAGTATGAAGCCTTCCTCGAGCTCAAAGCCTTGTGGAATGCCTTGGAAAATGCGTGTGGATGGTACATGATGGGAGCTGACGGTCTTAGGGCTAAGATTGAGCGGAGCATCGACTGCCGAAAGGTGGGATATACCGAGCTCTTCTCCCGCTTCGGTGATGCCTACCGCCAGGTGACACCACTCGACGGAGAGGAGCGCAAGAACTTCCTGATGCGCCAAGTGGTCGAGGTGGCAAAGCTCAATGTTCCCCAAGGGGTAGATGCTGTTAGTCTTGCTCGAAAGTCGGGGAGCCTTCGTAGAGCTTACACCGAGATCGAGAAACTGAAACTACAAGCTGGGGCATAAGCTATGGAAAGAGCCTACTCACCTTCCGAAATCCTCAAGAAGAAGATCCCGAGCATCCCCTTTGAGGGGGTATGGCGTGACGCCTTCGGAGAGCCTGGACGTACAGGTGTCTGGCTCATCTGGGGAGAGAGCGCCAATGGGAAGAGCTCCTTTGCGATGCAACTGGCAAGAGAGCTGACTAAGCACGGTAAGGTAGCCTACAATTCGCTGGAAGAGTCCCTCTCCCTCTCCTTCCAAAACAACATGCGCCGATGCCGAATGGAGGAAGCTCGGGGGCGCTTCTTAGTCCTCGATAGAGAGCCGATAGAAGCCCTTACCGAGCGCCTCAAGCGCCAACGCTCCCCAGACTTCGTCATCATCGACTCCTTGCAGTACACAGGTATGAACTATAAGGAGTACAAGAAGCTCAAGGAGCAATTCCCGAACAAGCTCTTTGTCTTCGTGTCGCACGCTGATGGAGATAAGCCCAAAGGATCAACCGCTGTCAGCGTCCAGTACGATGCCGATATGAAAATCCTAGTACAAGGCTACCGAGCAATCTGCAAGGGACGCTTTATCCCTCAATCGGGTAAGCACTATAGCATCTGGGCAGAAGCAGAGGCAAAGTACTGGGGGTTAGAAACAGAATAAGGTAATACTAATAAGATAAGAACTATGAACTACTTAATCGTGAGTGTGATCAGCATAGTGATCACTGTATGTCTCTGCGGATATTTCATCGTCCGTCCCTACCACAAAATGACTGAATCTCTTATCCGTGAAGAAGGAGAGCTCTGCGGTCGGATCGGTAAAGCTATGGAGCATAATATGGAGCTCAGTATAGACCTCTACAAGATGGAGGTTGAACTAAATCACCTAAAGGAAGAGCATGATCTCCAAAGAATAGATCTTGCCAAGGAGAAGTGCCTGCGATATGAGCAAAGCAAGGAGCTGATGCAGCTGAAAGTGCAAAACGATAGACTTCATAAAGAACTATTGGAGCAAGTCGAACAACAAAATAAGGCTAAATAATGGACGGAATACAAATAGGATGCTGTGTTATCCTTCTGGGGTTGGCAATACTCCTGGATGTCTTTTGTAGAAGCTATGGTTATACTCTGCTTTGCCTCTCGGGAATTGCTGTTATAGGTGTGATCCTTAGCTATGATTATCGGAAGCAATGGGAGGAGTCCGAAGCTCGGCGTAAGCAGTACCTCAAGAAACTAAAACGATAGCTTATGGCACCCATCTCTTCTTACGCAACATTTTTTGCCTTACTCAAACAAATGCCAGGTGCAGACAAAGAGAGCCTTATACTGCAGTGGACAGGCGGACGGACATCCTCGCTGAGAGAGATGGACGAACGAGAGTATAACATGATGCTCCGAGACCTGAGATCGCAAGTTGAAGACCTTACCTCAAAGAGGAAAGCACGGTCAGCGGTTTTAAAGCAAATGCAACTTTATGGTATTGACACCACCGATTGGGATGCCATAGATCGCTTTTGTTGCAACCCTCGTATCGCAGGTAAGAGGTTTTCTCATCTTAGTGTTAATGAGCTCAAAGTCTTGCGCACAAAGATACTATCCATTCGAGACAAGGCGGAGAGAAAAGAAGAGACTCTGCGTCGAAGGAGGTTCCTCGAAGTAAAAACGAATGGGCAACTACCAAGCTAACAGATACCCGATATAGTAACTATTAATAACCACTAGTATGCAAGAACAAGTAAAGACAGTACAGATGACCGATGCCGAGTGGCAAGAATTCCAGTCTCTCAAGCGAGAGCAGGAAGAGCGGAAGAAGGCCCAGAAGCGCAAGGAAGATCGGGAGGCTTACCGACGGCTAAGTGAAGAGGCTGTCTCTGAAGTTTTCGTCGAGATCAAGCGCCTTAATGAACAGATGCAAGCGACGAAGAAGATGGTTATGGAGCGCTTCTTGGCTATACTCAAGATGCGTAACGAAGCCTTCGACACCGACTCCAAGCAGAGCCAGTACTCCTTTGTCAACGAGGGAGTCACTCAGCGTATCATCATCGGTAGATACAAGAAGTATATGCACGACACTACGGCGGAGGCTGGCATCGAGATGGTGAAGGCATACCTAGAGACCTTGGGTACAGACAGCGAGACTCAGAAGCTCGTCCGCATCATCCTTGACTTACTGAGCGAGAACGCCCAGGGCGAGCTTGAACCAGACAAGATCCTTCAGCTAGAACGCTATGCCGAGGATTTCGGCTCTGAGGAGTTCGCTGAGGGTGTTAAGATCATCAAGGAGTCACTCATCTTCGACTGGACAAAGTGTTTCTTCCGTGCGGAGGAAAAGGATGCCGAAGGAGCTTGGAAGAGCATACCACTGTCAATGATTAACGTCAACTGATATGGAGAGTGCAACCGATAAGCTCTCCAGCAGAGAGCTGTGGGAGAGCTGGAAGCAAGATCGAAGGGAAACCAAGTACACTTGTCACTTGAGGGCATTCACCCCTTTGGGGATCGGGAGTATTAGCAGAATAGGTGATCATGCATTGTGGTCGGTTGAGCCCAGCTGGGCTGATCAGTATTTTGTTGCTCAGAGTGAAGATGTTGCGATACATATGCTTGTGAAGTCCTATCTGGAAACTGAGCGTAGGGTTGTAGAAGCCTATGTTAAGCGATTGAAGGTCAATCTTGGACTCCCCGATGAACATGGCTACGTATGGACACCTGCGGGGGGCTATACGATCCGTAGGGGCGTGGTAAGGATCGATCTCGCCCGTGGTTCAGAGTCAACTGGAGAGATTCAGACACGTGATGTCTATTTGCTTAGTTATAGAGGTCGTGTGTTAGAATCAAATGCTGACTTCCATGTCTGGGAAGATAAGATCACTGTAGCCTTCCAGTACGAGTTACTGAAAGCTCTTAACCTAGTATAGTATGAATAAATGGTATTTGTGTAAAGTGTCCTATGAGCGTCAAGCTGACGAGATGGGCATGAAGAAGGTAACGGAGTGTTACCTGGTGGATGCTTTGAGCTTCACCGAAGCTGAGGAGCGTGTTATCAAGGAGGTCACCCCCTTTGTCTCTGTCGGAGAGCTGGAGGTGGTGAATATCCGCCCGATGCGTATAGCCGAGCTTCTCCTTGATGGGGAGTCAGATAAGTACTATCGTGCGAGGGTGGATTTGACCACCATCGACAGTGCTGGGCAGGAGCGTAAGGTTGGTACGGCGATGGTCGTACAGGCAGACTCGCTCCTCGAGGGCACTAAGTCGCTCTTGGCTCATCTGGATAGTGGGGTGTCAGCCTACGAGCTGGTAAGCATCGGCGAGCTCGATATACTCGACGTGTATCAATATGTAGCCCCGCCCGCCGAATGATCATAGCAGTAGATTTTGATGGTACGCTGTGCGAGAACAGATACCCAGAGATAGGCTACCCGATGCCCCAGGCGATCGCCAGCATGCGACGATTGCACGAGGATGGTCACTATCTCATCCTCTGGACATGCCGAACGGGTGAGCGTCTAAAAGATGCTATCAACTGGTTGCTGGCTCATGGCATCCCGATCGATCGTGTGAACGACCATTGCCCCGAAAACCTTGCCAAGTACGGGGAGGGCGGGATGAAGGTCTATGCCGACCGATATATCGACGACAAGGCAGGCTTCACCTCTTGGTTTGAAGAGATGGAGAAGCTGGGCTACAAGGACTAAGCTGGTCAGGGGATAGGAGAATTTTCCTCCTATCCCCTGACCTTTTTGTATCTTTGCATATATGAGTAAAAAGGGACGAAATATTGACCTCATCAAGAAGCGTGATGATAAGCTTTACGAGCGTTTCTTGTACCACTACGATGTGTGCAAGATTCGCTTGGATGAGGTGCTTCGTATCCTCAGCGAAGAAGAGTTCTTCCTCTCGGAACAGCGTATCTGGACGATCATCAAAGGTTACCAAGGTGTACCCAGAGCAGAGCTTATGGATCGCATCAAGAAGCCCAAGGTTCGAGCAGTCAGAGGCGTGCCTACTTCACTGAAAGTCGTATCTGAGTACTCTTATAGCTTGTTCCCCGCCTCATCTGCTCTGTAACCGTACAGGTGTAGGTACTCTCGTAGACCTTTATCCCATGGTTAAAGGTGAAGAAGGTAGACTGAGTCCGCATCAAACCTCCATCGTCGAGAGGACGATATCCCTCGAGTAAGCTATGAAGCTTGTGCCTTAGCTCCTCACGCTCCTTAATCCTAAATTCCGTACTAGAACCTGAGTGCGTATCATCGTAGCAATCGATGATCAGGCGTACTCGCAATGTTGCTTCTCCCTTCTGACTATCTCCCTCCAGGTGTGACCAGTCTACACGGCTGGGTTCGATGAGAACGGCTGGATAGGTGAGCGGATACATCTGTCGCCCATCATCATCGAGATTCTCCAGCTGTCCATAGTCTTCGTCGATGAGGCTAAGCTCGGGCATCTCCCTGGCTATATGGGCTACCATGTTAGAGAGTAGATATTCCATCTTTTATTCGCTGTATGCTGTCGTTTACTTCCTTGCTTACCTTCACTATGAGTTCTCGGCTCTCTCCGAGGAACTGACGCTTGGGCATCTTAGCTCGTATCTTGAGCTTTGTCTTCTTGGTGAGCGCAAGCGCCATCCATTTCTTTGCCTCCTCAGGGATAGCCTCCCTGGAGCCCCCCGCCCTCTTGCCTTTCTTGCCCGTAGAGCCACGCTTACGTCCGCTAAGTTTGTATGCCATCGCCCAGGCGTACTTGCGCATCTTGGGGGTGATGGTGGGGTTAGAGACGATTGTGCCCCCCTCGTTGTGTATTACGGCGTAGGGTACAGGATTCTCTATGCTTACCTCACCTCGCCCGATATGCGCCTGAGTGCTACTCATTAGGTGATTTCGAGCGGATGTAAGGGTCTTATAGCGGGATGATGCCCCCAGCCCTCCCCTTAGCTCTCGCTGAGACTTCTTCCAGGGGCGTAGTCCGCCGTCATGGAATCCCGAGTCACGGAAGTTCTGCTTGAAGTGCTGGACGGCGATTATCCCGACCTTTCGGGGGAGTCGGTCGTTCACTTCTCGCTCGACTTGCTCCTTGAGCTTCGTAACCAGTTGCACAAGCTTTTTAGGGTCATCACTTGCCATATCAAAATATAGTCTTATCTTTGTGGTGCGAGGTACTCCGCAAGGGGACGTCGCTCCACCTCGCCCACTCAGCCATCATTAGTTGAGTGGGCGAGGTCTTTTATTATACATCATAGGAGCGTACCTTGCGCTCTCCATTAATGACAATGAGGAGCTTTTTAATCTGCTTTACCTCCTGACCTCGCTCCTTGGCGTCTGCTGACATGATGCGGTTGTAGCTACGTATGGAGGCTTTAATCCGATCATCGCTAAACATTGCGGGGTCGTGGAAGTACAGACAGAGGCTGTCAGCCCGCTCTACGTCACTACGAAGGTTGTATCTCTCAAGCTGTTTGTTCTTTGCCGTTAGGGCGTTGACGTAGTTGCTCTTTGCCTGAGTGATACTACGAATATCCATGGACACCCCATCAACAGCGATGTCTAGAGCGGAGAAGGTATCCCCGTGCTTATCCCGCTTACTCTCATCAAGGAATATCACCTTATGTCCAGTATGGAAGAGCGTATCAGCGCATTCTTCTTCGAGGTCATGGGCAGTTAGCTTTTCCTCTCCGAAGTATGTCTCCTTCGTACTATTGCGCTTATGCCCGATGTGGGAAGCCTTGATCCCCCCCGTTTCGGGGTCGAACTCAACATCTCCATACTCCTTATCTTTCTTCAGCTGGAGGTACTCCTCATAGCGCTCGGGGTACTTTGCCTTTGCCACCTCCCAGTCGATATAGGGGCAGTGGTAGCAGTCTTTCGTCTGGCGAGCCTGGAAGGTTCGTGAGAGGATACCCTTCAGTCCCTTCTTCGCCCCCTTATTGAAGGGGCAGGTACTGCAGTTTGATGGGAAGTAAGGGTGCTTATCGCTGAAGGTATGACCATGTCTGGGGTTCTCCTCCAGCCCCTGCTGAGCCTTGGGCATATTGGGCGACTTCTCCCACCCCGTAGACGGATCATCTGTAGCCTCGAGTGAGCATTTACAATTCCATCGATTGGCGGGGTGGTTGTCCTTCCAGAAGGGATCATCCATAGGGAGCGTCAGCCCTGATGCCCAGAAGGTCTCGTGTACTGCCTCTGGTGAGGGTGAGGTGGTAGGCATCCAGCGTAGGTTCGGAAGGACATCCCGATTGCGCTCAAACTCCTGCCAGTCGGATGCTTGGTGAGCTCTGAGGATGGCGGTATCATACTCCGTTCGTAGCCAAGAGCCGACCTGATGGCTTGCAATTGGAGCGATGCTCTTCTTCCAATCCTCAAAGGATCGGAGCTTGCCCTCCTCGTCAAAAAGTCGCGTCTGCATTTGACTACCCATCGAATGGCATTTGAAGGCAGAGAAAACCTCGTTCGAGTGGCGAAGCTCTCTGAGGAATGCCTGCTCATGCGTCTCGTGCCCACTGTCGATGAGTCCCTCGACGCTTGCCTCATTGATGATGCGCAAAACCTCTCGCCATGCCTGTGGCTCTATCTCCGTCGATACGTCAAACCCATCATATACCTTGCGCAGGTACTCCTCAAGGATCTGTGGGCTAAACTTGACCGTGCTATCGTTGTGGATAGAGCCCGAACAGCAGGGGCAGGAACGCTCTCCGTAGTAGAGTGTATCGATTAGAAATCGCTGTCCGCCCCTCCTGGAAGAGGGGCTAGGGAGAAAAAACGGCTGAGCAGGTTGTGTAAGCCCTTCTTGCCCTGAGGCGGGGTATTGCCCTTGGTCTTCTCTTCCTTCGAGAGATTGTTGTCATCGGTGTTGCCCTCTTCGGTAGAGGTAGCGTCATTGCCGAGGAGTTGAGCCTGTAGGGCTTCCTTATTTGCCTTCTTCTCAGCGAGCAGTTCGTCGTAGTTCTCGGGCTTGGGGATACCAGAGAACTCATAGAGGTAGTCATCAGAGATGGGTAGCCCGATGGAGTTCAGTTTGAGGACAATGTCCACCTGCTGGGTGGGATGCGTCTTATCTTGCTTGGCGTAGACGAACTCACCGCCTTCTGTGTTGAAGCCGAGGTTAGAAAAGATAGGACGCATGTGATAGTTGAGGACATCCAGGATCGTGTCTCGGTCGTCCTCGTTCATCTCGTCCTCAACCTCCTTGTGTACCTCGCCGAGCGCTTGTGTGCCTACCTTCTTAGCATCCGTCGTGAGCGTATTGCCCAGCACACGTATTGAGATCTTGCTATCCCAGTAGTTGGTGAAGTTCTCAAAAAGCTCTCCTGTGGCAGACGCATTCTTGGGCTCGTGAAGCACAAGAGAGCTTTCCTTCGGGTGAATGTATACGGCAGATGATCCTTGTCGACGAGCATCCTCAATGACATCCATACGAGCCTTCATGTCACCAGCGTCATAAGTGTACTCCCTGATGGGGATGCCAAAAATATTACAGAATTTAGCCCAGTCGCTTACATTGCCTCTTTTATAGAGAATGGCAATCATGATGTCTACGAGGGCTCCAAGGTCACGCTCTCCACCGACAAAGAGCATATTATCGAACTCCTCAATAGGCGCACCCACTTGGTCGTCTTGGTACTGCAGGAGTTGACGTGTAATCGGGTTGTAGTGCTTGCGATTGATCTGATCCGCACGGATATTCCCCTCATCGTCAAGGTAAAACTGCATCAGGGAGAAGCCCCAAAACTGGGCTAATGTGATCTCCTTACGCACCTCCTTGAACCACGGTGAGCGGAGCTGTGGGGTGATTACATCGTCGGGCTTCCCATCTCGATGAAACTCAATGGGAATACGTGTTACACCACGAAGGCGCTTGCTTAAGACCCCCATGTAGTGGATATCCAGCTCCGATGACTCGTAGAGATCGTACAATCGGGATCTAGAAGGGAAATCGATCTGCTTGGCTTGGCGCAAGCTATTCTGAAACTTCTGCAGGTCAAAGAGGAATAGCTCAGGCATCTGCAGTACAACGTCAGGGACGTGATACGAAGAGCTCGAGGACGAGCGTAGGCTCCCTCCTTGTTGGATACGCTTTTGAGTTCGATTCTTTGCCATTAAAGTAGGGTTGGTCTAAGGGGTTCCGCATCAATCTGCCAGGGGCTGTTTTTCTTCTGTTCATTGCTATCCAGTCGAGGAGCCCCATTGATGGTGATTTGTCCTCGAGCTACTCCCTTAAGCCATTCGATAGCTCGATCATACCGCTCCTTTCGGATGTCAGCAATCTTATAGGGATTATGGATGCTGAAGATGTGATAGATGGTGATGTCGAGAGCGAACATCAGGATGAGGCTGTGTCGCTTCTCTCCACGGGCGGAGAAGATAGCGTCGCAATCATAGAATTTATCAAGATAGGAGCGCATCTCAGAGATGGTGCGATCTTCGCAAATCTCAATAACCTGCGGATCATAATCAGGATTGGGTTGACCTCCTGCCGATGTCTCACGAAGTAGAGAAGAGAGGATCTCTCTATGGATACTTGCGTTGTAGTCCGATGTGGTGATAAAATTTGTCATACTCAAATACGATAGGGGTTGTTTTTATTTAGTTCATCATATCTGATGACAGCTGGTGGGTCAAGCTCTGCACTCTTGCTCTTGATAAGACTGATCCCGCCTTCCACAGCATCTAGACCGTCGGCAGGGTATGGGAGGTGCATGTCGAAGAGCATCCCTTGGTTGATTAACTCTACCATGTGGGGATTATCCCGCTCGTCCTCGTTAAACACAAGTTGCCCTAGTCGGTCAAGAGGCTCTAGGTTATTCTCTATGCGAACTGCCTTATCTGTCTTCTTGCGCTCGTCGGGGCGGATATAAATTTCTTCACCTCTACGATTGATCTCCTCTCGGATGAGGGGCTTGAAGACCTGTTCATAGAATGGATCCTGTAGTTTGTTGTTCTCGATGTAGAAGTATACCTCTGTCTTGCCTCCCACCCATTTCTTTAGGTCGAAGTACCAGCCGATGAAGTTGGCATTGGTCTCACGAGCGAGGTATCCCTTGATGACGTAGTACTTGTCACCCAGCTTGCCTATTAGCCAGAGCGCCTTGAATGAACCTTGCTTGGTCTTTCGGTCGCTATAAGCGGGGTCGCCGTAAGCGATCAGGTACTTGAATCGATTGAGGGGAGGAATTTTCCCGAAGGCGAGGTTCTTGAAGACGCTCCCTTCAGAGAGCGGGTTGTTGAAGTACTCTTTCTGCTGGGAAGAGCGAGGAATAGGCTTGAGCGTTCTATCGATGAACTCCTCTGTATTCTTTTCTGGCCAGGTAGATTTTCCGTGCTTATCTCGTATGTTGATGACATCCCAATGATCAGCGAGAGCCCCTGCACGGACGACACAGCAGTCCTTAGCTATGATATTACCGCACCACACGATGAGTGTTGGTTCACTGATGGAGCGTGTTGGATAAAGGGCTTGGTTGTACCATTCCCACTTTTTTTTGATCGTCTCAGGGTTACGGCAGTCTTCATCTGTATCAAAGTCGTCTGCGATGATCACATCGGGGCGGATAGATTCATTTTTCTTACCACGAGGTGACTGCCCAGCTCCAAGGGCAAGGAATCTAGCACCGCATCGAGCAGTGAAGTCATGAGCTTCCCAAGATCCGATATTGATCTGATCCCCATATAGCTGTTTGAGGCGAGGGTTCATCTCTAGATTGATGCGATAGGGGGTAAGATAGTCACGAGCACTATCCTTAGAGGAGCTGGTCATCACAAAGAATCTCTTACGCTTTGTGAGGGCGAGGTAGAGCATTACCATCATAGTGATGGTAGACTTCGCCAACTCTCTAGACCAGGACAAAACCTCATACCACTCATCATTTTGTGTTAGCCTCTTGATGGCTTTGATATGGAAGGGGGCGAACTCGTACTTCGCATAGCTAGGGAAAAGGTACTTACACCATCGCACGGGGTCAGCTTCAAGCTCCTTGCGTAGCTTGTCCATCTGCCCAGCAGTGAGGTTATGATCAATGAGGGCATCACGGGCGAAGGACTTGTGAAACTCCTCCCACTGCCTAAGTGCTTGCTTTTCTTGCTGTGTCATCGCTTAGAGCTTGCTTGGTCTTTGATGAAGACGTCCATAAGGCTATTGAAGGCTTTGGCTTGCTCCACATCGAGGGGGCGAAGCCAAGCCAAGAAGCGCATGCAGACGCTGATGACTTCGCTGATTCCGAGGTCATCCTGGATCTTCTTGATCGATGTAGCTAGCTTGAGCATTGCATCGGCTTCGGCGGGAGTGGCGTAGCGTGCCCCTTCCTCTCGGCTGGTAATGGAGCGATTAATCTCGGATATCTGCTGTTGCCACTGGGCGATGAGCTGGGTAGGCGTTACCGAGAGCGACGCTTTAAGCTCCGCCCAACTATCCTCTTTCGACCAGCGGATAATGGTCTGGCGTGACACCCCCACCTTGAGTGCTATCTCCTCTTGTGTGTAGTTGCCATCGAGATATAGGGTTCTAGCAATCCCACGCTTGTCTATCTTCTCACTCTTTGCCATAGCTATTCAATAGGTTGTTCAGTCTCTTGCTCAGCACCTTGGGGGAGCAAGGCTTCTAGGCGTTTGAGAATCTCGGTGGTATCGCCCTTTGTCTTTGCTAGTTCAATGAGGTTGTTCAGGGCGATATTGATATCCTTCTTTCTCTTCTTGTCGCTCTTCTCATAGACGGAGTATGCTTCAATGCCTATGGGTATCAGCCCGACAAATAGCGTCAGATAGGGTACGCTACGTAGTCCTAGGAGATCATGTACGCTGAATGCATAAAGGAGGAGATCTACGATGCTAGCCAAGATGACAAAGAGCATATAATCGTTGAACTTGCGCAAGCTACTGCGCAGACCCTTGCTCTTAAGCTGGATTCCCAGTCGTCTACTCCTGCGAAGTCCACTCCATAAATCGACTACGACAGCGATGAAGACTGCGAAATAGACAAACAGCAAAAGCAGTATAGTGATGATGAGTTGTTTAAAGTCAATAAACTGAATTAAGAAGGATAGCATAGGATGAATGTGATGTTAGTAGCTTGCTTTTAGGTTAATACCAGATGTTGTGATTCTGACTTCGTCCACTGACTGCCCGTCGAGCTCAAGGGCTTCACGTATCCGCACACGCCAGTAGAGCGGATCATGATCAAGAAGCATGTCTGAAATGCCTACGCCTAGCGCAGGGTTCTCCTTGAGCTCTCCCTTATGACATTGGATGATGATTGCCTGATTCTGAGGGGTAATCTCCCCCAGTTGAATCTCTCCCGAGGAGATGAGAGGCTGGTAGTCGGAGTCTATAAGTATACCAATCATATATCTGCTAGCTGAGGCGGAATCCAAGGGTGATCTCTCGCTTGCCCCCTTGTGAGCTGAAGGAGGTCTTTACTGATCGGACGAAGTACGAGCCGTCCTGCTCGGGGTAATCCTCGTCGTGCAGTGTCACCGTGTCGCTGGGCTTGCACTCGGGGATGAGCCAGCCCGTGATCGTGCCGTCGTAGCCGTCGTAGGTGCGACGCAGGAGCTCGGACTCCCCTCGACGGCGCATAGAGGCTTCGTCGCTGGTCGGGCATTTCACCTCGACCTTGTCGCCTCCCGTTGTGCCGACTTCCACCTGACGCACCTTACCATCGGGAAGTAGCGCCTTCACCACCACCTGTATCTTCTTATCCTCGGCTCGCTTGTAGCTGAGGTCGGCTTTTTCGATGTTGACCGCAAAATCATACAGCCTCTCTTTGCCGATAACTTCCCCAGGGGGGTGCACGTGGAGGGTCGTCCCGTCAAGGTAGATGTCTGCTCCGCTATCCTCCTGAACCTTCTTCAGTACATCAAAGGCTGTAGCATTGTGAAAGGTGAACTTATCGTACGTCCACGCATAGCTACAGATCACCTTATATTCCGTCCCAATGGTCTTGCAAAGCTTTTCGAGGAGCTTTTGAAGGCTGATCTTCTTGAAGACCTCGTTGGTAACGGGCTTGCGAAAAGCGTATAGGTCGTCCTCGCAGTACAGGGTGATTGAGCCCTTGTCCGTTGAGATACGTTGGAGGTATCCTTCGAACTCATTCATAAGCCCCGTCTCGTCATAGCCGAGAGCGATGCTCACCTTATCGCCCCTCCTCAGCTCTTGCTCGATGTGGAGTCGCTTGTTGTACTCGCTTGCTGGGAGCGTTATGGTGGCGGTGTCCGCCAGGAGCTCTACCGAGCGATGGACATCCACCTTGTCAAGCATACCCAGCGTGTGTGCCCCAACCTTAACCTCATAGATCATCGTGTACATGCTACTTGCTACTTGAGTAGGAGTTTGTAGGTGTCGTCAGAGAGGCAGGAGAGGGAGTAGTTCTGGTTGCGTACCCCAGCGGTGTGTGGGATCTCCCAGCTTTCAATGACAAGCCTTGAGATGCCAAAGAGCTCTAAGAGGGGGGAGGTTGCGATAACCTCTCCAGCCTCGCAAAACTTGCGCAATCGGCGTACGTCATCCTCAGGGTAGCTGTCTGCTTTGCTCATCAGGATTCCCTCGACCTTGACCGAGTAATCATCCAGCGTCCAGCGCTCCTTTATGGATCCTCTCGCCTTGCTCTTGGCGA